TTCTTTCTTGTCAACAGCGTATTGTCTTTCAAATTCTTTTTTGGACAATGGTTTATATTTGCTACAAAGTATCACCCCATTTAGGTATAACTCTTCGCCGTTACACTGATTTTTAAAAACATGATTTTCTCTACGATCATAACTGTTGTGATGACTAAAATATAGATTAAAAATCTCTTCGTTTAGAATCTTGATTCCGGGTGACACTACCCAAAACATATCGTCTGTTATTTGTTGATATTCTTCAAATGTGCTAGGACTATATACATTATACTTTTTTGGGGTCGAAGCTACAATATCTATTTCTTTTTTATCTGCAAAAAATCTGTGATGGAATTCTCTTTTAGATATTGTAACATTTTTAGGAAATAGACAAATACCATCGTGATGATCGCCGTTTTTAAAAATATGCACAATATTACAATTGTGTTTAGGTACTTTATAATCAAATTTAAAATTTGAATCAATTTCTACGTCGGGCCACACTGCCCAAAACATATCTGTGGTTGATTGTTTAACAGCGTTTACATATTCATCATATGTTGATATTTCAAAACTATTGTAACCCTTAGGCACACTGGCAGCAATGTCTATTTCTTTTTTTTCTGTAAAAAATCTATTATTAAATTCTCGTTGAGAAACTAATATTGATTTAGGAAATAAACATACTCCATCATAATGTTCACCGTTTTTAAAAACATGAACATACATATCGTCCCATTTTGTTGCAGTATATTCTGTTAAATTAAATGAATCGTTAAGAGTTATGTCGTCCCAAATAACCCAAAACATCTTAGTAAAAGATCTTGATTTTATTTCTTCATAAGAAGTTATGTTTGACAATCGTTGAGCAATCGGATACTTAAACTTTATTGTTTGCCAGTCCAAGTCATTGCCTGCAGTTTTCGAAACATAAAAAATGTCATACATTGGCAGGAACCGGCATTTTAAAATACGTATCGTTTAAATTCATAGTTTCATTATAGAGATCTAAAGTATACTTACTTTGACGTTCATCTAACCAAGGCCAGTCTAATCCTAAATTAATTTTTATTTTGTCTCCTAGATCTTTTATTGCATCTACAAGACCTTCGCCGTTGACTTCTTCATATGGTCTTCCGTATTGATTCCATATACCTCTAAGTATTTCAAAATCTCTAACGTCAACATAATTCCAGTTAGTACAATTAGCCATCCAGGTTCCTAATCTTGCACCGTAAACTGCAAAGATTCCGTTTTCTTCATGGCCACCAACTGTGGACCACATACGTAATCTATGAATGTTATGCCACCATATTCTCTGTTGTATTTCTTGGGCCGGAACCTTAACTCCGTCTAGCAGTGTCATTTTAACACCTTCACGGAACCCTGCTCGCCATGCTTGGAATGGCGATCCTGTAATAATACTTTCGCTAAATGTTAATGGAAAATTTCTATATCCATCTTCCCAACAGAAATCTACCTGTCCGCGATCGCTGTCTGAATTCTCATGTGTTTTCATATTCAACACAAAGTCTTTACGCCAGATCTTTAATCCACCATTACCATATCGAAGACCGTTGATTGCGTTACGGCCGCACCATCCATAGACCTGAATCTTAGGATCACTCATATCAAGATCAATGTTAAAAAATCTAGGATCTACAATGTTGTCAGCATCAACAGTGATAAACCAATCTGTTTCGCTGGCTTCGGCGGCGGCTTTATGAGCATGGTCTGAACCTTTAACACCGTGAATACGTTTAGCCCAAGGAACTTTGTTGCATAAATCTGCATAGTGTAGATCTGCATTAGGTTCATCGTAACTTAAAAATACAACATCAAATTCAATAATTTTCATTTATATTCTATCACATAGTTTTTAAACAAGCGTCTAGTGTATACACTAAATTTAGGATAGTTGAAACCTGTAATCAACTTATGGTTTCCAGTAAGATTGTTAATTGTAACACTTACTGTTTCAAAAAGCAAGTTTGGGTCGTTGTATTCTGTAATAAAAAATTGCATTTCAGTGTCGCCATCCCATACAATATTTCTTTTCTTTATCCCAGCCCTAGCCTTACATGTTCCCCCAAATTCTGAAGACATTTCTATTTTAAAAGTATTAAATTTTGAATCATATTTAATATAGATATCTGGGTTTTTTATTTCAGAATCTTTCTTAGAAATAATTCTATGCAGCACATCGTCTATCTTATAGGTATTTTTTATTTCTGCTACTTCTAAAGTATTTGAATTTATATCAACTATGCAGTTGTTAATTTTAATTTCTGCATTAATTATAGATTCTGCCAATTCTTTATCTATAGATATTTTGTGTTTTTGATCTTTAAAGGCATGACTAGGACCTACACTAATTACCGCGCCAGTGTCGGGGTTAAAAACCGCAACAAATTTTACAGGAGGTAATTTGAAATTTGCAAGCCAATTATCAAAATCAATTATTTCTTCCATAAAACTTCCTCGAGAATATTGATCATTTCCTTGTTAATTTTATCTTTTTCTACATAATGAACAATATCATATTGTTGATAATTTCCTATTTTGAGTTCACCTTTTTGGTTTAGATAAAATCCTACATGATCACTCCAGCAATCAGCAGGCCATGGCCAATTCTGTATCATAGGTTTCATATGTACAACTCGAGGAAACTCTAAAGGGTATGCAATATCATCGGTAATATCTAATATTTTAGCTGCCAAGGCAAAGGATTCATCTGTACCTACAACTCGAGGTTTATGATCCGACAAGAAAATATTTGAAAATTCTATAGGATTTTTTATAATATATCTTCCTAGATCGAAAAATTCTTTAACTACTTCGCTGTCTTTTTTAAAAAAGGTATACATGCTGTAAAGATTAGGTAGATCGTTTTTTATAAATGTCTTTCGATAATAGTGATCAACAGCTATCTCTCCTCGATAGGTGTAGCTTTTGTTAGCAACATATAATTCGCTGTTTTCAATAAAGTATTCGACCCAATGACTGTAGTCACGCATAAACAACATATCTACGTCTAGACATACAGTGTATTCAAACGGAGTAAGATGGTCCATCCAAGATCTGCCATCCCAGAATGTCTCTTGATTCCATTCTATTACATGATCAAAGACCCAACTGCTGTTCAAATCTTTAAGTTTTTGCTTGTCATTGATCACTAGTGCCACTTGATCAAACCCAGATTTTTGTGTATTTTTAATACTGATAGCCAAGGCATAGGCTAACTGTAAATAGTCCACAAATTCATTCTCTGCTACTACTAACAGATATCCGAATTTCATATTAGCTCCAGTAATTTATCGCCATGTCTTACTATACTCTGTTTATTCATTATATGAACGTCAATGTTCTGTATTAAAGCCGCACAATAATTCTCATCTAATTTTGGGGATACCAAAAAAGTTAATTTACCGGCATCTACAGAGTGTAATATATCTCTGTCTAGTAATGTTAACACGGGCGGTAAACATCCCAATGGCGACTGTTCAAATCCTGCCAATACATGTTTGGCCACACTAAATGCAATATCATTTCTGTATTGTTTTGAATCAAATCTGTATGTGTCGGCATAGTATTGGTAGTTATCTTTGACGTGACGTACTAGATCAAAAAACATTTTTGAATTATCATTTTTTGTGAACATCACAGTAGTAGCCCAATACAATTTAATACCTACGTCCGAAACATATCTATCATGATATCCTAGTCGTTGATTATCATAGATATCGTTGATAGATTCGCCAATCATAAAATCATTATCTATATCCCAATATTCTGCCAGTCTATTAGAAAATATAAGAAAGTCTGCGTCAATCAAAAGTGTTCGTTGGTATGGAGTAATGTCGTAGGCGGAATTTCTATTACCATTAATGAATTGCACTACACTACGTGCTGTGCCGTCATGTAATCCTCTAGAATTATTCGACTCGGGCCTAGCTACTATGAAAATATGTTCGAAAATTGTTTGAGCACGATCATATATCTTAGATTCTATCATCCAATCTACAGTGGGTTGATCAGTTACCAGAGACACCGGCTGTCCAAGATATTTTTTAGCCAATCCTCCGGAGATAATCGCCATTAATGCATAATCTACAGTGCGATTGTTATGAGCGTAGATTAATATACCTTTGGTCATTTTTCTAATAATTTTTCTACTGATCTACTTTTTTTGAGATTTTGATCTTGTTCAAAATATTCATTAGTAGCTTCAAAATATCTATTAAAGCATTCATCTCGGAATGCAACTAAATCCTCGATCATTATAGGGGTTTCGTTTGTATCTAATAATACAACTCCACTACTTCTTCCGTTGACCAACAACATTTCTATAAAAGTCAAAAGCGTTCTGTCAATTTGAAATAGTCCGCCATTATAACCTAGTGTTAGCTTGGCTGCGATTTTTTCTTTTAGAATCTTACGTTGGATTGAAAACGTCTGCCGGTAATTAGCAAACTCTAGAGCGTTTTTAAGTTGATCCTTCATGCATTTTCCTTGATTATCTGCGCACTTTATTTAGCGGCTTAGAGATTCAAGGAAAAAATTAAGGTGCTATGGCCGAAATAGTAACTGTAGGCAATGTTACTGTAAAACTGCCCTGACTTGGTGGTACCAAAATACCTGTAGCATATTGTAAACTAACTGCTACTGTGAATGTCCCGTCTACCGAATCTGCGGGAGGAGGACTAAGAAACTCAAATAGATCTGTGTAGTTATCAACAAACTCTATGTGCCATTCACCTTGGCGAGCCGTACCTGTAGAATTATTGCTTGCATCTAAAGTTCTAGCATATATTTTATAGGTGTTAGATCCGTAAGGACTAGATCCGCTTTGACTGTACCACAACTGTCGAGTGTTTGTACATCTATACCAGTTTTGGCCATCGTTGGGACTGGTACCAGTACCGGGATTATTACCGCCATAGGTTTGCATACCAGCGGTGCTGAGAATAGATGTCCATTGTGTGTTCTGAGTGGTACCAGAGCCGCCGCTGCGTGATGCTGTAAATCGAATCTGACCACCACTATTCCAAAAATATCTAGCTTGATTACTATCAGGCCATGTAGCGGTCACTGTACACTGTATAAGGCTAGACCAACTTGCACCGTATATTCCGGGCCAGGTAGTACTTGAGGGTGCAGAAGGAATGTTTGTAGCTGATTGACCAGCTCCTACATTGAATCTATTTGATATAAGTGTATTAGCTAATGTATCGTAGGTAGTAACTGGCGCATCTATAGCACTAAATCTCACTGTGTCGCCTTCTACTACGGTAACTGTAGAGGGATTAGATCCTACCTGATGTACGTAAGCACTGAAAATATCGTATCTTAGATTAGCATACTCATTAATGGTAATAGAATTTCCTTCTGCTACCGCGGTGCTGACAAAGGGTTGTCCATAGCCAGAATTTCCCGATCCTGTACCGAGTACGCCGAGTACTTTGTTTCTAATATTGTTGTATTCTGCTTGGGTGATAATGTCATTTACTGGCATGCGTTTGTCTTTGATTAAGTCTTATATTTAATCGATTAACTGGCAGTGACCACAGAGAGCGAGTATGAAGGGCTAGCAATTGTAAAAGTTCCTGACGGTATAAGTGTTCCTGATGCTTTTAATTCTTCTACTGATATAGTCAGCGTTCCATCGACTGAGTCTCCCGGTGCTGGATTAGGGTCAAAACCAGCACCAGAATCAGTATAATTATCAGTTAAAGTTACTCTTAAAGTTAAAATAGTTGCCGTGCCTGTGGAATTGTTAGCTACATCAGTTTTGGCTTCTAATCGGTAATTATTAGCAGAATATGGTGTTGAAAGAGAATTTTGATAATATATTTGAAAAGAACTAGTAAGAGTATAATAGTTCACTAATGGATCCGTGTCTGCACCAAATGATCGAATTCCTACTGCATTTAAAACATTAAGCCAGGCATTGTACTGGGCGGTGGTTGTGCCGCCGGTAATAGTTGTGTTGATTCTAACTTTGCCGCCGCTGTTAAAAAAATATCGTCCCTGATCTGCAGACGCAAATGTTACAGTTAGTGTAAATTGTGCAGATGAACTCCAAGCACTGGTGTAGGTTGCTGAACCTTTAGAACTAACCGCAGACTGAGTAGCTGCTATCTGAAATCTATTTTGATCTGCTGTGGTCAACAGAGTATCATAGTTGGTATTTGGATGACTAGCGCCGAACCCAATTACATCGCCAGCATTAACAGATACAATATTTGGCAACTCTCCATTTTGATGATACAATATGTTAACAATGTCAGTTTTTAATAGATCCCACTGTACTCGAGTAATTTCATTGCCAGAAAATACATCCGACGATAATACTGTTTGATTGTATCCTCTAGTGGTGGCCCCTGTGCCTAACAATGCCTCGGCTTTGTCTTGTATTGTTACAAACCCAGCGGCTGTGATATCTGAGTTTAAAGACATATTACAGCACCAATGCTTCTATTAATTTAACGTCCATACTATTATTAGATTCTAATGCAACCGCAAATGCTCTAGTTGGATTATCACCGTTATATGCAGCATGGCCGTTGTCTGCTGGAACTAGCTCTTGACCTTTTATAATCGGTCCAATTACCATAACAGGCACTCGACCTTTTAAAGCAACATACACACCACCTTCTAAATCTTTATTCATCATAAATGCAGGATTTGCACTGATAACTCCTATGGCACGTTTGCCAAATACACTTGCAGTAATTTCTTTTTCACCGCCGATCATAACAACTGTGCCTGGTAGATATTCTGTATCGGGCAAATATTTTTCTGCTAAGTCAGCATATCTAGCAGCAGTTGCGGTGCCTGAAAAAATATTAGCTGCAATATTGCCACTGGCATCTCGAGCTGCTATGCTGTAAGCGGTAGCTGTTACTTTTGCAGTTCTATATTTGGTGCTGGTAGTTGCAGGGTTCCATGCCGGATCCGATACCCCAGCACTTATACTATCGTCGAGAAACAGTCTATCTGACTTATCCGACGTGCCAACGAATTGATTTGCTAAAATGTTTCCCGATGCATTTCTTACAGCAATAGTAGCAACAGCAGATCCCGGTACTGTTGCACTAGGATCTAGATCATTTAGTTTGCTAGCATTAGTGGCTGAACTAGCTGTTCCTGTTACTGAACCAGTTAGGGTACCAATTATGTTGGCTCCTGCAAATCCAATCTGTTTAGTTGCGGCATTGATCATCACCGTGTTGTCTGAGGCTAATACATTGCCTGTATGGACTCCGGTGGAATTTCCTGTAACGTTACCTACTAGGTTTCCAGTATGGATAGCAGCATACACATTGCTCCAACGCGATCCGGCGGCGCCTAGTGCATAGGCAGTGTCATCACCAGGTACTACTCCTGTACTAGTTATTACAGCGACATCTCGTTCATCTGTGGTATCAACTACTGTGATTCTAAATGTTATAGGATTTCCTAAACGATTTTCAACAATTACTTCATCACCGTTTTCTACACGCAGTCTAAAATCATTACCGTCACCTACTGTTAAACCTGGATCAAAGAATTTAACTTCGCCGGTAAATGAGTTATCACCTAATTTTAAATATTGATCTGCGGTAAACCCACCTAGACGATTTGCGTTATTTGCAGTACCCCATAGGATGAAGTCATCGGAGCTGATTCCAGACTGAGACTTAGCTAGGGTGAAACCTTTCTTAATAACCGTGAAATCATCTATAGCATTCTGTGCATTGTCTAAAGTGAATGCAGTCTTGCTGAAAATGCCTATAACTTTATCATCAGCTATAACTTTAAGTATAGTATGCGGTCCTACCGCGGTGCTTATCGTGCCTTTAACTACAGCAGCACTGATGATTGACGAACCGAGATCTGGACTGGCTTCTGGACCAATGAGCGCAAATTCAGTGCCTGTCCATGCATACAATTGTTTGGCTGCAGAATCCCACCAAAAATCGCCGGTACTTAGTCCGCTAGGCGCGGTAGTACTGACTTCTGCTCCGCCGGCCAGTTTAAATCTTGAACCATCATAGAATTTTAACTTTTTATTGGCACTATCGAACCAAATCTGTCCAGTGATCACTTTGGGCGGAGCAGTGGTGTTTGAGAAATTTTCTAAAAGATGTAGAAAGTTTTCATTTTGTACTTCGCCGTATCCCGCATAGTTTTTACCTACAAATCTAAGATCCGAGGTGGTATCGATCGTACCGTCTTCTACGGATACAAAAAAAGCACCGTTAAATTTATCTACTTGATATGCCATTGATATACTCCGCTAGTCATTATTATTACTTATCAAACTATGCGAGCTGCCGCGGTCTGCCGCTGCTGCTCTAATTCTGTGTACTCTGCATCAGTAAGGCTGGTAGCAATTCCCAGAGCTTTTTGCCTAATATGGCGCATAACTTTCCAATCAGTTGAATTTAAAAATTCACGTTCTATACCGTTTAATCTGTCCTGTTCTCTTTGACTAATAATAGCTTGATCTACAGCAACTATAGTTCTAGAAGCCACATCAAATACATGTGTCTGCGCCATGATCTGTGCGTGTTGAGTATCTGAGATAGTAACCACAGACACTGTGTTAGGCACCGCAGGTTCATAACTCTGTATGCCTGTGATCTGATTATTTTCTATACATACATAGTACATGATTAACTCCAAATTACCAAATAGTTAGCTGCGGGGGTAGAACGCTGTTCTGTGTTTTGCACCCAGACTCTAATCCTATCACCGAGATACGAATATGTACATCTGATACTGTCATTGCCATCTACCCCTCCAGCATAATGAACCACATGTATACTTGGGATAAATGCCACTAGGTTCCCCATAGATTTACCTGCGGGCGGATACACATCAAAGTAGTTGGCACCGTCGTTAAATGATCCTACCTGGTTGGTAAATCCTGAGATACTGTAACTGACTCCAGAGATAATAGTGTACTGAGGTAGTCTGCTGTCTACATAAGTTTTAGTGGCAGCATGATTGACATCAACTGGGGCTCCAACTAGTGTTAGATATCCAGACATTGTGCTGCCTGCTAGAGCAACTTTTGTACTGTCGCTAGCAACTATAGTTATGTTTTGTGTGCCATCAAACGCTACACCGTTGATAGTTCTAGCGGTTTGTAATTGTGTGGCTGATGTTGCATTGCCTGTTACATTACCTGTTAAACTAGCAGTAATTGTTCCTGCAGAGAAATTACCGCTAGCATCTCGAGCAACTACTTTATTAACAGTATTGGCAGATGTAGCATCAACAGATATAGTTAGATCATCTAAACCATTGTATGATGCAAATGGAGTAAACGGCGATCCGGAAAGTGCAAGTGTTAGATAAGATCCTTTGGTAAGAGGAGATCTACTTACTGGCAACCAACTTAATCCGCCTGCTTGTGCAGTTAACACATACCCAGCTGTACCAAGTCCCAACATTGAAGTGGTGCCGGCAGCGGTCTGAAACGGTATAGCTCCTGCACCACCGCCTGCGATATTAGTAGCAGTTGTGGCTAGAGTGGATGTAGTAGCATTACCTAAGAAATTGTTAGCATAGATGTTATTAAATTTATATCCTGTGATACCTAGGTTTGTGGTATTATCTCCTAGTACAGCAGGTGCATTAGGACCGCCTAATGATAATGCTGTTGTGGAGTCCACGAAAGAAATATCAGGACCACTAACTCCCATATCAAAATTAAGTATTCCTGTGCTGGATCTTATAGTTGGTCTACTTGCATCTACAAATATTTTTAACTGACCAGAACTACCTAT